GGAAGAGGCCCCCATAGAAGAAGAAGTGGGTTCCCATAAGGGGGGTAGGAAAAAAAAGGAGAGGCCGATATGGGAGGATCCTAAGAGGTGGTATGCGGAGACGATGGGGGAGGTGCCGAAGATAGAGTGGCAGCCTAGGGAGGAAGCCAGGGAAGAGGTGCAGAGGAGGTTGAATGAATCTGGTGAAGATGGCCAGTAGTGCTGGTATGAAGGTTGGGGATGGTGGGTGGATAGGTACTACTGGGGATTTGTTGACCTTTATGAGGTTAGTACAGATACATGAGAGGGAGAGGTGTGCTTTGGTCTGTGAGGACTGGGGTAGGAATACCAAGGACCGTGGGGCGAAGGTGTGTGCTGAGTTGATTAGGGAGTTGAAGTGACACAGGCAGAGGCAAAAGTCCTGCTGGCTGTAAAGACCTGGTGGGAGTTGTATCACTTTGGTCCTTCGTATGACGACATACGGTTTGTATTGCTACAGGACAGTAAGAGTAATGTGCATAGGCTAGTGAAGAGTCTGTGTAAGCAGGGGTATTTGAAGAAAACGCCTGGTAAGCCTAGGAGTGTTCGGGTGGTTAGGAAGAAAATTGGACATTAGGCAGTTAGCCAAAGCAGCTGCCGGGAAGCTTCATCTACTTACTGAGGATGAGAAGCGGGTACTGCTTCAGGAGATAGAGGAGTTAGAGAGGGAAGATGCTAAGTCCCATGCTCAAAATGATTTCATGGGGTTTGTAAAACGCATGTGGCCGGGGTTTATTCCTGGTAAACATCATGAAGTAGTGGCTAAGGCGTTTGAAAATGTTGTTAATGGACATAATAAACGTCTTATTATTAATATGGCACCACGTCATACTAAGTCTGAGTTTGCCAGTTATTTATTACCTGCTTGGTTTTTGGGTAAGAATCCAAATAAAAAGATAATACAGACCTCACATACTGCTGAATTAGCTGTGGGTTTTGGACGTAAAGTTAGAAACTTAATTGATTCAGAAGAATATAATCAAGTATTTACTGATGTAAAACTCAAAGCAGATAATAAATCGGCTGGGCGATGGGCTACTAATAAGGGTGGTGAGTATTTTTCCATCGGTGTTGGTGGTTCTGTAACGGGTAAAGGCGCTGATTTATTAATTATTGATGATCCGCATTCAGAACAAGAAGCAAAATTAGCGGCTCATAAACCAGATATATTTGATTCAGTATATGAATGGTATACGTCAGGGCCGCGGCAGCGATTACAACCTGGGGGCGCTATAATTATTGTAATGACTAGGTGGTCGTTGAGAGACCTTACGGGCCAAGTTATTAAAGCAAGCCAAACAAGAGGTGGTGATGATTGGGAGGTGATTGAATTACCTGCGATTATGCCGTCTGGTAAACCTGTTTGGCCTGAGTTTTGGAAGTTAGAGGAATTACTGGCGCTTAAAGAGGAGTTGCCGGTAGGTAAATGGAATGCTCAGTACCAGCAACAGCCGACGGCTGAGGAAGGTGCGATTGTTAAGCGAGAGTGGTGGAAGGTTTGGGAGGGTGATAGGCCGCCGCCATGTGATTTTGTGATTCAGAGTTGGGACACGGCGTTTCTCAAGCACAATAGGGCTGACTTTTCTGCTTGTACTACATGGGGTGTGTGGACGACAGAGGAGGGAGAAACGAATATCATCTTGCTGGATGCGTTTAAGGACCGATATGAATTCCCTGAACTTAAGCAAAAGGCTTATGAAACCTACCGCGAGTGGGAACCGGATGTATTTCTGGTTGAAGCCAAGGCAGCAGGAAGCCCGTTGGTCTTTGAACTCCGAAGGATGGGTATTCCGGTCAGTGAGTACAGCCCAACCAAAGGCAACGACAAGATCGTGAGGCTAAATGCCGTATCGGATTTGTTTGCCTCGGGGCGGATCTGGGTGCCGGAGCGTAAGTTTGCGGATGAGTTGATTGAGGAAGTCGCAGCTTTTCCTTCAGGAGAGCATGATGACCTAGTAGACTCGATGACCCAAGCGTTATTGCGCTTTAGGACGGGCGGTTTCTTGAGCCTGCAATCAGACGATGAAGACCGTGAGCCGATGTATCGCCGCAAGGTCGCTTATTACTAGGAGCCAAGATGGAACCTGCACTTTATCCTGCGCCATTAGGTCTTGATGCCGCCATGGAAGAACCCACGGAAGTGGAAATTGAGATTGAAAACCCAGATTCGTTAGCCATATCAGCAGACGGCGTAGAGATTATCTTTGAGGCTGAACGTGAAAGCCCAGAAGATTTTGATGCCAATCTTGCTGAGTACATGGATGACCGGGATCTGGCGTCTATTGCTAGTGATCTGATCCAAGACTACGAGACAGATAAGTCATCCCGCAAGGAATGGGTAGATACCTATGCTGATGGGCTGAAGCTTCTTGGTTTGAAGTACGAAGAGCGTACAGAACCATGGCCTGGTGCGTGCGGTGTGTTTTATCCGCTGTTGTCAGAAGCGGCGGTTAGGTTCCAAGCTGAATCCATCATGGAGACTTTCCCTGCCTCGGGGCCGGTGAAGACTCAGATTGTTGGGGCGTTGACCAAAGAGAAAGAGGATGCGGCAGAGCGTGTCAAAGATGACATGAACTACCGGTTAACGGAAGAGATGCCTGAGTACAGACCTGAGCACGAGAAGATGCTTTGGTCTTTGGCTTTGGCGGGGTCAGCATTTAAGAAGGTCTACTACGATCCTTCGCTTGGACGGCCGGTATCGATGTTCATCCCGGCAGAGGATATTGTAGTTCCCTTTGGTGCAAGCGATTTAAGGTCGGCGCCAAGGATTACGCACATCATGCGTAAGACCCAGAATGAAGTGAGGAAGCTTCAGCACGCAGGGTTCTGGCGAGATGTGGATTTAGGTGAGCCATCCACGGTATTAAGTGAGGTAGAGAAGCGCAAGGCTGAAGAAGAAGGTATGTCAGCCACGATGGATGACAGGTATCGCATTCTTGAGATGCACGTAGAGCTAGATCTTCCAGGCTTTGAAGATACTGACAAGAACGGCCCTACGGAAATTGCACTGCCTTATGTGGTGACGATTGATGAAAGCACGAACAAGATACTAGCTATCCGTAGGAACTGGTATGAAGAGGATCCGTTAAAGCTCAAGCGGATGCACTTTGTACATTACCCGTACATCCCAGGCTTTGGGTTCTATGGATTTGGATTGATCCACTTGGTAGGTGCATTTGCCAAGTCGGGAACATCTTTGATCCGTCAGTTGGTGGATGCCGGTACGTTATCGAACCTGCCTGGTGGATTGAAGTCCCGCGGCCTGCGAGTCAAGGGCGATGACACACCGATTGCGCCGGGTGAATTTAGAGATGTGGATGTGCCATCAGGTTCTATTAGGGACAACATCCTTCCACTACCTTACAAAGAGCCAAGCCAGGTTCTTTACCAGTTGCTACAGACGATAGTTCAGGAAGGCCGCCGGTTTGCAGCAACGGCTGATATGCAGATTTCGGACTTGTCCGCGAATACACCGGTTGGTACGACGCTTGCCGTATTGGAGAGAACCCTCAAGGTTATGTCTGCGGTGCAGGCAAGGCTTCACTACTCCATGCGTCAGGAGTTCAAGCTTCTTGCTTCTATTATTAGAGACTATGCACCTACGGAATATAGCTACGACGTAGATGCTCCTGGCGGAAGGCTGGTCAAACAAGCTGACTATGACTTGGTTGATGTCATACCAGTCTCTGATCCTAATGCAACGACCCTTGCACAGCGGGTTACGCAGTATCAAGCAGTACTACAGTTGGCAGCACAGGCTCCACAGATCTATGACATGCCTGAGTTACATAAGCGCATGTTGGAAGTCTTGGGTATCAAGAACATTGATAAGCTGATCCCAGCAGCCAAGGCAGAGCAACCTCGTGATCCGGTATCGGAGAACATGGCCATACTGACGATGCAGCCAGTGAAAGCCTTTATCTACCAAGATCATGAGGCTCACTTGGCGGTTCATACGGCGGCTATCCAAGATCCCATGCTGAGACAGCAGGTGCAGCAGAATCCCCAAGGTGGCGTAATGATGGCCGCGGCCATGGCCCACATCAATGAGCATATGGCGTTCTTGTACCGCAAGCAGATTGAGCAGCAGCTTGGTGTGCCGTTGCCACCTCCAGATCAGCCTTTGCCTGAAGACTTTGAGGTTGAAATCTCAAGGCTGGCAGCGCGTGGTGCTCAGCAGTTACTACAGCAGCACATGGCTGAGGCCCAGCAACAGCAGGCTCAACAGCAAGCACAAGATCCTTTGATCCAGATGCAACAGGCAGAGTTGGCGCTTAAGCAGCAGAAGGAGCAGCGTGAGGCCGCCAAGGATCAGGCTGACATTATGTTGAAAGCACAGGCTCAGCAGGACAAGGTCATGCTTGAGCAGCAACGCATTCAAAGCTTGAACCAGATAGCTGAGCAGAATATTGCAGCCAAGATGATTGATAAGGCGGCAGATATTCAGCGTGATCAGTCACTAGCAAGGATGGGTAAATGAATTACGCCGAAGCAGTAGAGCTAGAGATTGATAAGCAGATTAGGTATTTAGAAGGACAACTCTCGCAAGGGAGCATGAAGAGTTTTGAGGAGTACAAATTCGTCTGCGGCCAGATTCAAGGTCTTTTGGTCGCAAGGCGCATCAACGAAGACCTTGCCAATCGAATGAAGGAATACGATGAGTGATATTACTGAGGATTCTCAGCAGGAAGCAACGCAACTCCCGGAGCCCACGGGTTATCGGATGTTATGCGCCTTACCAGAGGTAGAGGATAAGTTTGCCAATGGTTTATTCAAGCCTGATTCGCTTGCAAAAATTGAAGAGTTCAGCACGGTTGTTTTGTTTGTACTGA